TCACTTGCTGTGTTTGATTTAAAGCAGGTTATCCCTGCTTCTGGTACACCTAAAACAATTTCAGGTTATGCATCTACAACTGCTGTGACAATCCACATCAGTGGAGTGGAGATTGCATAATGGCATTTTCATCATATCCCGCTAAAGGCGGAATCCCATCAGGTAATACTGCTGCTCGACCATCTGGTCCAGTAATTGGTGACACTTTTTACAATGGTGAACTAGAAATCCTTGAAATTTATAATGGCACGGCATGGGTGGCTATTTCAGCACCACCTGCTACCCCAACCATTTCAAGCGTAACTGATGTTGGAACTAACCTTGCTTATACAACTGGCGGAACACTTACCGTAGTAGTTACTCCAGGTTCAGGCGGTTCTACTGCTTCTCAATTTAATGTAGCAACAACAGCAGGTGGATTCACTGCATCAAGTTCTTCAACAACAGTTTCTTTAACTGGATTGACTTCTAATACATCTTTTGCAGTTGTGGCAAACGCTCAAAACAACTTTGGAACGACTGTTAATTCTGCCCCATCTGCTTCTGTTCTTGCTACAACTAAGCCACAAGCACCTACTATTGGTACTGCTACGGCATCAACAACCGAACCGTCTGTAACAGTAACTTGGACACTTGGAAATAGCGGTGGTAAAAATATTTCTGCTATTACTATTACGCCATATCTGAATGGAACAACTGCTGAAACTTCTCGTACGGCAGCAACAACAAGTTCTACTTCGTATACTTTTTCATCAGGTCAATTAACAAAAGGCTCAAGTTATACATTTAAAGTTAAGACAACCAATGCCAACGGAGATAGTCCTGAAAGTTCTGCAAGCAATTCAGCAACTGTTTCAAATTCATTTAATGTGGATTATTTAGTAGTAGCAGGTGGCGGTGCAGGTGGTAATCAAAAAGGTGCTGGTGGTGGTGCTGGAGGTTTAAGAAGTACCGTAACCGCAACTGGTGGTGGTGGTTCTTTAGAATCTGCATTAGTAGTAAATTATTCAACAAATTATACTGTGACTGTTGGTGCAGGTGGTTCAGGCGTTACTGGTGCTAGTACAGCAGCAGCATCTGCCAAATCTGGTAACAACTCTGTATTTTCTACAATTACTTCTACTGCTGGTGGTGGCGGTGGTAACGATGTAGCAAATGATGGACAAGAGGGTGCATCTGGCGGTTCTGGCGGTGGCGGTGCTAGGTCATTTAACAATGTTGCTAGACCAGGCGGTAGCGGAACTGCTAATCAAGGTTTTGCTGGTGGTAATGGTATGCACGGAGAACCTTATGGTGGCGGAGGCGGTGGCGGTGCAAGTGCTGCTGGTGCTAATGCAACTAGCGGTGGTGGCGGTAACGGTGGTAATGGTGTAGCAGTTTCTATCACAGGTGCTTCTGTAACTTACGCTGGCGGAGGTGGCGGTTCATATTACAACGCTGTTGGTGGTAAGTCAGTTGGAACTGGTGGCTCAGGTGGTGGAGGTACTGGAGTAACTACTACAGCAGGAAATAATGGTACAGCAAATCTTGGTGGCGGAGGTGGTGGTGCTGATAGTTCTGGTTCTCTCCTTAGTGGTAATGGAGGTTCAGGTGTAGTTATTCTTCGCTGGCCAACCGCTGCTGCTACAATAACAGTTGGTGCAGGACTTACTGCAGATGCAACTGGAACCGATGGTTCTTTCTCATACAAACGATTCACTGCTGGCAGTGGGAATGTGAGTTTCTCATAATGGCACACTACGCACTTATTAATTCAGACAACATAGTAGTTCAAGTAATTACTGGAGTTGACGAAAATATAATTCAAACCGATTTAGATGGTACACAAGTTGGTGGAACCTCTGAGGCTTGGGAAAAATTTTACGCTTCTCGCCCTTGGTTTGCTGATTTAACTTGCAAAAGAACATCTTACAATAAAAGTATTCGTGCGAACTTTGCAAATGTCGGATACAAATATGACCCACACTTTGATGTATTTATTTCACCTCAGCCATATCCATCTTGGAAATTAAACTATACAAACTATCAATGGGAAGCACCAATCGCTAAACCAGAAGATACTGAAGAGTATTTTTATAGATGGTCTGAAATAAATAAAGAGTGGATTAAAATAGTAATACCTTCTGCTTAACAAAGCACCTGAGCATGTGTTCAAACTGCTCAACCAAATATAGGGGGATATATGATTAAGAAAAATGAAACAGTAGCAATTGGTTGGTGTGATAACGGCGTAACTGATGGCAAGTTTACTGAAGGATTACTTTCGGTAGTGCTTACTAGTGTTGGACTTGGTATGCCTATATCTAAATCTATTAGAGTTCAAGGCAATCAAATTGCTAGGCAAAGGCAAGCATTACTAGACCACTGGTATGACAATGCTGAGACAGATTGGCTACTGTGGGTAGATTCTGATGTAGTAATTAATCCTGATATATGGAAACTACTACACGATACAGCAGATAGTAAGACTCATCCTATGGTGAGTGGTATTTATTTTATTTCTAAGACTACAAATGGTAGTTTGCCAGTGCCTATGCCAGTTATCTTTGATGATATTGATGAGTATACAGTTAAGTATCATCATCCTTTGCCAGTAAATGAAGTCCTTAAAATTGATATGGCTGGTATGGGATTAGTTGTTATGCACCGTAGTGTAGTAACTAAACTACGTGAGAAGTATGGCACTGACATTTCATTCTTTGCTGAGAATGACCAGAAGAATGACAAGTTTGTTGGTGAAGACATATCATTCTTCCGCAAATGCAAAGCCATTGAGATACCTTTATATGCACACACTGGCGCTATTGCTAAGCACATGAAAACTACTACGTGGGACTATGACTATTACTCATTGTATTGGTCAATGCAGTTGCTGAAAGAACAAGTGAAAGACAAACAAGCACAAGGAGAATAAGTGGCTAATCGTGATATTACTGAAGGTCGTTCCAGTAGAGCGATTGCGGTTGATATTGGTATTGTTGCGTCAAATGCTATCTGGCAAAATACTGATATTGCTTATGATGTAGCCCTAAATGGTGTCCCATTTATCTACGCTATCAATGATAACCGTCCATACATCCGTCAAACAGCACCCTTTAAGAAGGAACAGTTTGATAGCCAGCAAGAACCAGGTGAGCAGTCACTTACTGGTTGGTGGATTCGCAGCCAATCTTCTTTCCATAAAGGCACTGGCATTAAATTTTATGACCCAACATCTGGCGAAATTGTTCTTAACCGTTTTGCAGATAGCAAGGGCGTAGATGTATTTACCAAAGGACAGGTAACTTTACTTAATGAATCTACAGCAGGACATATAACTACAGCACCAATCCATTCTACTGGTCGTGCTTATCAACAGATTCGTTCTATACGTTGGAACAATACTGATGGTGTACTACTACACGATGGTTATGATGTAGATAAGATTGATACTGCTGGTGTTGAAACCCACTTCATTGATTACAATGCTGGAACAGATGACAAGGTATATGGAATTTGTGATGATGGTAGCAATGCTTACTGGGTAACTAACGTTACTTCTGGTGGTACTACTAAACTAACTGTATACAAAAAAGCATTAACTGCTGATTCATCTACTGCTGGCACGAAAATGTTTGATGTTACTGGCACTACTGTAAGCAATGTTGTAATGGATTTTGCCAAAGAAAGAATTATTGCCTGCTTTAATAACTCTGTATATGAGTTCACAAGTTCAGCAACTACATTGCCAACTGCTTTATACACACACCCAACATCTAGTTATACATTTACTGGAATAACAGCATCTGGACCAGCAATATATATCTCTGGATTTAATGGTATCCAATCATCTATATTTAAATTTACTTTATCAACTGCTGGTGCTTTGCCCACTTTAACCTCTGCTGTGGTGGCTGCCGAAATGCCAGTAGGAGAAATTATTCATAGCATTAAATACTATGGTGGCTACATGGTTATTGGCACAAGCAAGGGTGTCCGTGTTGCTGATGTGTCAGACCAAGATGGTTCTATTAAGTATGGTCCACTAATTATTGAAACAACTCAACCAGTATATGGCTTTACATTTAGAGATAGATTTGTATGGTGTGCTACATCTGTAGGTGGAGAACCTGGTCTTACTCGCATTGACCTTGGGGCTGAGTTGGAAAACCTACGGTTTGCCTATGCTAATGATTTATATTATCCAGGTCCTACAGGTCATGTAACTACTGGTGTTGCATTTCTTGGCAATACAGATACTTTGGCTTACTGCACAGCAGCAAAGGATGAGATTGCTGTATCAAATAAAGAACGGACAACTACAACTGCTACGCTTACAACATCTACTGCTCACGGTTTAACCGCTGGAGATGTAGTGTTTATTGCTGGAGTAGATGCTGCTCTTAATGGACAACAAACAATTGTAACAACACCAACTACTACAACATTTACATTTACTACTGCAACATCTGGAACTATTGCATCTGCTGCAGTATCTCCTACTGGAACAGTGGCTATTGCTGGATACACATATGTAGAGGGCACAAATCTTATTTCATCTGGTTATGTTAAAACAGGTAACATTCGCTATGGAACCCTTGAACCAAAAAACTTTAAACGTTTAATTGGTCGTGGTGACTTTACTTATGGTTACTTATCATTACAAACAGTAGATGCTAGTGGTGTTGAGACTGAAATTATTACTTACGATGCCGATGTAGAATCAATTGAAGTAACTACATCTACCCCACAAACCTCGCAAGAATATCTTGCTTATAAATTTACATTGGCTAGAGATATAACTGATGCTACTAAGGGTCCAACATTTAAGGGCTATCAAGCAAAGGCAACTATTGCTACTCCACGTCAGCGCATGGTGCGCTTTCCTGTCTATTGCTTTGATGTTGAGACAGATAGATATAATTCTATGTATGGTTTTGAGGGCAGAGCCTTTCAAAAAATCCAGACATTAGAAGACTTAGAACAAAATGGTGACGTAGTTACCTGGCAAGACTTAACTACTGGCGAATCTAGGCAGGCAGTTATTGAACAAATTACATTCACACGTATGACTCCGCCTGACAAAAGGTTTGATGGCTTTGGAGGAGTACTCGAGATAACTATTAGGACAGTATAAAATGACACCTACTGATTGGGCTGGATTAGCCGTAGCCGTAACCACACTTGTTGGAGCACTGGCAGGAGCAACTAGATGGATGGTTAAACATTATCTTAATGAACTTAAACCGAATGGTGGCTCAAGTTTAAAAGATAAAGTCAATCAATTGGACGACAAGGTTGAATTCTTAACAGAGTTAATGTTACAAGTATTAAAAAAATAGGAGCATCATGAGTCAAGTAGATGATTTTCTGGCAGTAGCAAAGGCTGAGATAGGAACCGTTGAAGGTCCTAAAGATAATGAAACAAAGTATGGTGCTTTTACTAAAGCAAACTTTCAACCATGGTGTGGAAGTTTTTGTATGTGGGTAGCAGCACAGGTAAAACTAAAGATTCCTAATGTGGTATCTACAACCATTGGAGCAGAGAAGTTCAAAGGTCTTGGTGCTTGGTCTAATGCAGCAACTGCTAAGCCTAAGCCTGGTGACTTAGCCTTCTTTGATTTTGCTGAAGGTGGTAATCCAGTAGACCATGTTGGAATTGTTGTTAAAGATAATGGTGACGGAACAGTTACCACTATTGAAGGCAATACATCTGGTGATAAAAAGAAATCTGCCAGTGAAAGAAATGGTGGAGAAGTAGCACAGAAGATTCGTGCATACCGTTTGGATAATAAAAGAAAACTAAAGCCGTTTATCGCTGGCTTTGGTACACCGAAATGGAGTAAGTAATGAAAGACCTAATTAATAAACTAAAAGACCCAAAGTTTAAGGCAGTACTTAAGTCTTATCTTCGTGCAGTTCTTGCATCTGCTATCACAATGGGCATTGCCCTTGCTGCTGATATGGCACCACAGTATGCAATTCTAATCGGTTCAATTGCAGCACCTGCTGCCAAATGGGCTGATAAGGCTGAAAAAGATTTTGGTTTAGGCTCTAACTAAACCCTATTTAAACGGGCTACAAGCCCCATAGAACATAGAAAACCCCCGTCCTGGTCTTCCCCTAACCAGAGCGGGGGCTTTTCTGCTTTATAGGAGGCTACCTATAAACCTTTTAACCCTTCAAGTATATCATCAATCCTTATCAAGTAGCCCTTACTTGGGTTAGGTTGGATGTTACAAGTAATAGCCCTACCACGTAGTGCAACTACTTTCTTTAGGGTTTCAGTAGGTACTAATAATGTACCACTTTCTATAACAAATGCCCAGTACTCAGCCTTTGTTGAGGATAGACCAGATGCATACCATTCATGATTGTTATGAGACCAACACACAGTCTCTACATATAGGTTGCCAGTATCTTTCCATTTTAAATCTGTCTTTACTTCTATTGTTTTACCGCCAGTAAGTAAGTCGCTTACTAGTTGCTCACCTTCATGACCAACCGCAAGGTCTAAATCAAAATCAGATAATTTACTCATCAGCCTACATCATAAACTGATAATGGAACTACTGCTTTAGGTTTTATATTGTGCAACTTTCTATATCCTTCTCTCTGATTTTCAGTAGTTGCTGCCCAGTAACCACTGACAGCATACTTGATTGAGTAATCAAAGCATTGCTGTATTACAGGACAATTGTTGCATATTCTTTTTAACATTGGCAAATTGTCATAACTACCTTCTGTAAAGAAAAACTCTGTATCAATACCTTCACACGCTGGTCTTCCTTCCCACTTCGGATAGTCGTTCATTTAACCTCCAGTCGAATAGAAACCTGAACCTTTAAACTTTACTGCTGGAGCAGACCATATACGAACCATAACTGCAGCGCAAGTGGGGCAAGGCGGTGCAATATTTTCGTTTATCTCAATTAATGTTTTGCATGCATTACATTTAAAATCATATGATGGCATAGTTAATCACAATCTGGTTCAACATCGTTTGGATATGGAAGAGTTACCATTGAACCACAGTTAGCACACTCTCCGTCTAAGAAGTAAAAGTTTATTTCTTTGTATTCATCAAAGGCTATAAGGGCGATAAAGACTTCGCAACCACAGACACAGGTAGTGCCTAGTGTTTGACCACGTAGGTCCATTGCCTTTGAGTAATCAGTAGGGTGTAGCAATTCCCTAATATGTTTACTCTCCTGATTCATCTTCGTCTTTCTTTTTAGGTAAGACATCTTCATCTGATTCAGGACGCCATCCGCCTAGATTTCTAATCAAAGATGTAACTGCACGCTGAACTTTCATTCGTGCACCATCTGCTGTTGTATCTAGTTCCTTTGCTACGTCACTCCACTCGCCTAATTCCGTTGTAAATCTGGCTTGTAAAATTTTTTGCTTTGCCTCTGATAGTTTGTAATAGGCTGCTGCAATATCTGACCTTAAGACTAGCCAGTTGTTTCCATCTGATACCTCTGACCTGCTTACTGTTTGAGCAAGGTCTTTAATTTTGGTAGGGATTTCATATGATTCGGAAATAACTGATGGTAAAAATGCTTCTATGACAGCACTGTTGTAATAATAAATATCAACATATTCGTAGCCACTAGTCTTGGCTTTTTCTTTTTCGCAATACTTTAATGCAGCATTACGTAAAGATTTTGCAATTAACTTTTCTTTATCTTTTGGTTCAAGGGTAGACCATTCTTTAAACTTAACTGGGTGTGTAACAAACCATAGCCACAATGTCTGGGCTATGTCTACCCGTTCAACCATTGGATATTTCCTGTTGTACTCACTTGCTAAGGCAGCAACAAGCGACTCGTATTCTTCCGTATATGAGTCGTTCATTAAAAAAATACCTAGCCCTTGCCTGATTCAATGCCTGCCCATTGACCTCTTTGTACCATAAGTCCGATTATGGCATAGTTTGCTAGGTCAACCAGTGTATCTTCTATTGTTTCGTAGTTTGGCGTGTCGCCATTATCAACCAAGTGATTAAGTCTGGCTAACTTGTCATGCATTCTAACTCTTAGCCCATTTAATGCACCGCCTGGAGCATGGGCTATGTTTAACGGACCGTAGTCCTGATGCTTCTTATAAAGAATATCTAATAGTTCATCTGTTATATCTGCTGCGTATCTACTGTCCTTCATCTAGCACCACCCTTAAGTTGTCATCTATATCTATCATTGCTTCTTGCACTAGGACTTCTTCTACTATCTCATTGCCTTTGCCTTCTGCTGCTGCCAGCATAACTTCAGCCAAGACTTTAAGCCCTGAGTTCTTTGCTTCAACTGTCTTTAGTTCCCAGATATCTCGTAATGCATTTAAGATATCTAATCCTTTATTATCTGATAAAGGAATACCAATCAATCTAGGGTTGTCTTTTATATATTCCCAGATATCTTCTTTAAGTAATGACTCTTCTGATTCGCTCATCAATAAATCCAATCCCTTCCTGTAAAACAATCGAGTTCACATCATGCCCTTCTGGCATCTGAACTATATTTGCATTTCCTAATTCACGGCTAATCTTTTTGCCGAACTCTAGTCCTGCAGCATCACCATCAGCAAGAATAATTACTGTTTCAAAATCATCTAGTATTTTAGAATAGTATGGCTTCCAATTGTTGGCGCCAGGTATTCCTACTGATGGATGATTTGTTTTAGCAACTACAGTTATACAATCTATCTCACCTTCGGTGACACATATGTATCCGTCTGCTGTTAGTACTGCCTGTGAGTTAAACATTGTTGTCTTAGCCCCTGGCATTCCCATATATTTAGGGTCACCACCTGACATAGTTCTAAATCTAATATCAACTACACCTGATGGTGTTACATATGGAATTGCTAATCTACCCGTGTAGCCTTCGTGACCTGGAAGTGGATGTTCTACTACTCCCAGATGAAATCGCTGAACTTCTTCTACCGATAACCCTCGGCTCGCTAGGTAATCTTTCCCCAGATGAATGCTTGCTTTGTATGTTTCTGTTGCCTGTAAGAGAAATGCTCTCTGCGAATTTGATAGCCTCAATGTAAGTGCCTCCTTCCCGTTCCATAATTAAATCATAAACATCACCACTGACACCGCATCCGTGGCATTTAAATCTTTGTTCATCAAAGTTTATTCCAGCAGATGCATGTGAATCTTGGTGAAAGGGACATTTTATTTTGCGCCAGCCGTGCCCCTGTTGCGGCAAGGCGGCGCCTAAGTACGATAAGTACTCAGCAATACTATGCTTTTGATTGTCCATTCATAGCCCTATGAATAAGGTCCAACCATATATAGGCTGGCATACTGCAATACCATTCATTAACATCGGTCTTTCCTTTCCGTTTGTGTAGAACTGTTCCTGTCCAAGCACTATCATTTTTTATTTCTACTTCTAATTCTTTTATCCACGCACTAAGGTCCATACGAATATGGTTTTTTACTTCAATAGTTACTCCATTGACACCGCTTACATCACCTTTATCTAATTGTGCTCCTGCGATTCTGCGGTCTGCATATGGAAAACCATTTGCTTTTAACCATTTAACTACATCTGCTTCTGCCTTGGAACCTTTTGCTTTGCGTGGATTGCTCACATCATTCCCTCCTGTTGGTATCTAACGATAACATCTTCTAGATACATAGACTCAGGATTGAATGCAAGACTCACATAGTTGTTTCCTGTTTGGTCTGCTCTGCCATATCTATTCTTGACTGGTGCTACGCATAGGTAAGTATCATCACCTTGTTTCATTTGCCCAATAGTTAGCACCATTGCTGGAATTTGATTGACTAGACCCTGGATTGCTGACCGTGGCTGGCAAGGATAACCCTCGAAGCCTTCTTTAGTATGGTGCAGAACCAGTAGTGCAGCGTTAGTATCACGGGCAAGATACTTCAGTTCTTTCATTGCTGCCCGCATACCATGGAACTCTTCATGCCCATCCATTGCTATATCCATTAGGTTATCTACAACAATTAGAGTAGGGCTTCTGCCCCATACAGTTTCAAAGGCTGATACTTCATCATCTAAATCTTTAAGTGTTGGTGTTGATTCAAAAGACCAAAACAAATGATTGTTAGATAACAAAAGTTCGTGTGCTTTTTCTGCATCTTTCTTTAATAGTTGTTCTGCATTCTGCTGTGACATATTACCTGCCATAGCAACTAACCGCATAGCCATTGTATGTGCGTTTGTATCTGCGCTGAAATAAAGAGTTGGTAGTTTTGTTCGGGCTGCTATAGCAAGGGCAATAGATGACTTGCCTGCACCTGGAGTGCCAGCAATAACTGTTACCTCTGCTCTACGCAGAATGATTCCAGCCCGTTCAAATGCCGCAAAAGCGGGTGGCAATGGTTCGCCACCCACTTCTGCTTTATTAATTGAGCGTCTAAGTGTTTTCACTTTACCGAATCTGGCACAAATGTATTCCAGTCTGGACTGGTAACAAGTACGTATTGGTTCTTACACTTATCAAATGCACCCTTTGGTGCTGGACAGAAGTAACCTTTGTATGGTTTCCCATCTTTGCCCATTCCTTGAATGGCAGTCATTCTTCCATGTGGACAGTTTCGCCCACCAATAGATTGTGTTACTGGATTTTCATTAATGATACTCGCTCCTAAACTTGCAGCGATATCTTGTGTTGACATTACAGGGCTTGCGCCTTTGATTGCAGTCTCAACTTCTTTAACTGCATCAGCAATAACATGAATGCCATTAGCAATCATGTCTGCAAATTCTTCTGCAGTTTCTGCTCGCAGTGTGATACCTGTACCACCTGCTGATTTTAGATTGATGCTTATAGGTGCTTCCGTGCTAGGCACATATTCTCCTTACTCTAGTGGAGTAGCAAGACCCTTTTGGTCTCGCCACTTTCTTACTCGCAGTGCAAACTGTACACCTTTCCAGCCTTCTTTGATATCTACAAATACTAATTTGCAGTTACCCGTTCCTGCTGGTAGATGAACTATGATTGCCTTTTCTTGGTTGACATCTCCCCAAGTACCACGGGTTGCCGTGGCTGGGTCATACGGCAAGCCGTGAGCATAGATTGCTAACTGCATGGCAATGTTATGTGGATGGTCAATGCGTCCTGTTTTTAAATCCGCAACAAACCGTTCACCTTTATATTCAACAATTCTATCTGGTGTTCCTGCAATTTTATCTTTGTCATAAAC